TAACAAGCGAGGCCCGGACAATATCACTTGTGCGGGATCGCAACTGAGGGCAGTTCGGGCTTCGGGCCATCCGCAAGGGTGGCCCTTACCGTTTAGCGAACAGGCGGTCTAGGTCGGGCTTCCAGTAATAAGCGTTCTGGTGCAGGCCGATGATACCCCTAGGGGTCTTGTAATACTTGGGCTTCAGGTTGGCCCTGGAGATACGGCCACGTAGGGCGACGTCTGAAATCCTAGCCTTAAAGCAGTAGTCCACGACCCTTACCCAGCCCTTTGGAACCTTGTCGGCCTGATGGGCGAACAGCCCTTCGGCTGCTTCCCGGATAGAACGGTAAGGGGGCAGAGGCTTGTAGACGTACGCCTTGTGACACTGCCCGGTCTTGGCCTTAAACTGGTGGGCCTTGCGTTCCAGCAGGCCACGACGGAACAGATCGTAAGCGCGCGACGATGCGTTGCGGGTATGCGCCATGCGTAGCTCGGCGCGGATGTCATCCACGGTAGAGAACCCAGCGGGGGGCGGGGTGTCCTCGGTGCTGGCGTTCAGTTCCCGCATCAGTCGGGCGATAAGTTCGGACGGCTTGCTCATACGTTGATGCGCCATGGCTGACCGGCTAACTCTTGCGGGTGGACGTAGAGGGTGGGGACGATTAGGTCGTCGGCGTACTCGCCATAGCAGATGGCCTGACCCCATGAAAACGTCTTACGCCTTGAATTAGCGTAGTCCATGCAGGCCATGCGCGTGAGCGTGCCGACGTTGATGCCTGTAGGCGCATCGTCGCGGCGACCCTTGGCGATACCAGGGGAATGGGTATGCCCGAAGATGACCACCGAGACACCGCCCTTACAATACATCTCGGCCATGTCCCGGCAGGCTGACTCGTTGTAGATGGAGCCATGGGTAATCAGGCCGTTACCGATGCGGGAACCTTCCCAGATACCACGGTAGGGAATCTGCTTGGCCTTCAGTTTCTGGCAGTGCTGTTGAATCTGCACGATTAGGAGCCGGGCACATTCTGACACGACCTCGTTGGTAGAGTTAGCCAGACGGAACAGGCGCGCCTCATGGTTGCCGTCATGCACCACTAGCTCTAGGTCCTTGTAGGCTTTCAGCTGTTCAAGGAACGCAAGGCCCTCGTCCACGTCAGGGGCCAGCGGGTCGCCTTCGCCTTTGCCCCCGCCCATCAGGGGGGACAAGTCCGTATAGTCTCCGGCATGGTCAAACCTGTGGGGCTTAAACGCTTTGATAAAATCCGTCACGGCCTTCTGCGCTGCGGGGTCGATGAAATGTCCATGCGAGCACGACACGACCGCAAACCGCTTCCATTTCCTAACGATGTTGCTCATCGGTAGAGGCTCATAGACTGCGTAAACTTCCGCGCCCACTGGCTGATCCGTTCGACTTCGCCATCCGGGAAGCCGACCTGCAGAGCGTTGTCCCTGGCGAAGTAACCGCGCGCTGCCATCAGCCCGATTGACTCGGCCTCGGCGTTGTTGGCTGGCACGTTGCCGCCGCGCTCGATGTAGATGGGGACGTATGCCCAACCGCGCTTGATGCACAGGGCCTCTAGCTTCTGGTACTCGTTAGCATAGCGTAGGTCAGGGATGAGGACAACCGAGCCGGTGCTGTCAGAGTCGGCAATCGTCTCGTCTGCCCATGTGTTCATATGCCCGATGACCTTATCGACCCACACGTTAGGGTTCTGGCTCCGGCAGTATTCACCGTAGGCAACCAGGAGAGGACGCAGTTCAGCCTTCTTAGCGGTGTCCTCGGTGAAGACGTCAATCTTAACCCCTGCCGCGTTCAGCGCCGCCTGCAGGGATTGCTTCAGCTCGTCGGCGAACTTCAACAGGATGACAGAGTAGCCCGGTTCGTCCTGTTCCATGTGGTCGAAGATAGCATCGGCCAGCGTGTCTTTCCCAGCCCTTGCAAATCCCGCTATGGGGATAACAACGTGCTTCATGGGTAGACTTTCTCACCCTGCGTCTGCACCTACGCAAACAATAAGGCCGACCCCCTTACGAGGATCGGCCCGGCTACCCGGCACTCCTGCGTTAGCCTAAATATCGATAGGGTCGTCGCCGCCTAGGATGGCCTCTGCTTCGGTGGCCTTGGCCTTCTTGACTGCTTCCTTCACGGCCTCAGCTGCGGGCTGGACTGGCTGGCCCTCAACGGTGCGGTGGCCGTACTCGGCCTCGTTGTCCTTGTGGATGGCTTCCTGCACGTCACGCGGCAAGCGGGGGAGCCACTTGGCAAGGCGCTTAAAAGCGGTCTTCTTCCACATCTCCATAGGGTAGGTCGCCCAAGGGCCGGAAGAACCAGAGCGGCTGGCCTTACGGATGGCCTCAACCTCGGCCTTGCTCATCTGGATGGCGGCAGTCTCACCGTCCTTAAAGCGAACCATGGCGTAGACCGCGTAGGCTTCGCCCCGATCCTTGGACAAGTCCACGACGTGCTCTTCGACCTTACCGAGATTGAAGCGGTACTTGTCATTATGGCAGACGATGTCGGCGTGGATGTGCGCGACTTCGCCCGAGCGCATGACCAGGGCAAGGATGCCCTTGTAGTCGAACTGCAGGGTAGCGTCATTGCCGTAGGGGATGAGGTGGGCATGGTGGCCGTCCGGCATCAGACCCCACTGCGCGGCCTGCAGGATGACCGAGGCCACGCTGGCGGGGGTGCAATCCCACAGCTTAGGGTTCTTGTTACAGGCGGTGATGACGCAGCGCATGAAGCGGCTAGCGTCGTCGGCGTTGGGCAGGGCTTTCGCGACCTGATCCTGAAGTCCGGCAGAGCGGACGAGTTCGATGGTGTTCTTAGGCTGGACGGCTGGCGTAGTGCTCATGGTTGTAATGGGTTAGGCGTTAAACTTAGACAGGTCCACTTCGATTACGCCCGGGCCAGTCTTGTGAGGCCACGTGGCGGGGTCGAGGCCGAGCGTGGTCTGGTAAGCGGCCATCAGGTCGAGACCCTTACGGTAGCGACGGCGTCCGACTTCAATATCGGCCTCGGTCATAACGTACACCTGTACGAAAATCTCCGGGGCTTCCTTGCCCTCAATAGCGATGAAGGCAAAGCCGATAGGCTTGCGCTTGGTCATGGCCTCGATGCCGTCGATATAAAGCGCGGCCTGACGGTCGTAGCCATAGTCCCAGACCGAGCGACGGAAGGCGTAGTGTTCGATACTGGCGGTAGTTTTGACGTCTACCAGCAGACCGTCCTCGCGGTAGCGATCAGGTCGGCAGCGCATCGGGATGCCGGTGGCCTCATCAGTCCAGAAGTAAGAGGACTCGTTAACGCCAGCCCCAGCCAGGAGTGACGCGGCCTCGGGGTCTTGCTGGACGGCGGCTGCGATGGCGCTCAGTTGGACGAACTCATCGTGGCTCACGATTTCTTTGCCGATGCTCGCCATTTCAAACTCCTCTTCGCGAGCCTTAGCGCCTTTGCCCTTGTCGAGTCCTTCGGGCATGACGGCCCATTCGGAACCAACGAGCTGAGGTTCAAGGATGATGGTATGGACAAGCGAACCCCAGCGGAGGGAGGGGGACTTCTTGCGGGGCGTATTCATAAGTCGGGGGGACTCAAGGAAGCGGGACAGTTTGGAGTTACTGACCGCCGGGCTGGCGTGGTATTCTTTGTTATTCATGTGCGGGGGAAAGGGGTGGTCATACGACGTATTACTTGTCGCCTCGGATACGAGGGTGACGCATGGAACCGCTGGGGGTGTTGGACTGGAAGGACACTTCTAGCCAGGAGCCGATGACGGTATCGCGGTTCGCCCAGATCGTAGCGCGCTGCTCGTCGGTGAAGCCACCGCCGACACGTACTAGGCGTCCGTTGTTCTCAACGACTACGTGGCCCATCGTGCCAGCGAGACGGCCTTGGCCTTCATGGACGGAGACAATGGGGCAGTCCTCGGTATCGACGGCCTTGACCTTGAGCCATGCGTTAGAGCGCTTGCCCGGAGAGTAGGGGGCGGTCGTGTCCTTAATCATGGCCCCTTCAAATCCCTGAGAGACGAAGCGACGGAACGCATCGGTAGGCGAGACGCCAAAGAAGGACGGCACTAACTCGATAACGTTGGTGTATTCAAAGCGAGCCATCAGGGCGCGGCGCTCGGAGTAGGTTCCGACATCGTCCGGCAAGTCGAGTAGCCAGAGGCGAGCGTCTGACGCAGGGTCTTCTGATCGGATAGCACCGACCGAGTTGTAGAAGTCGGCAGAGGTGACGGCCTCACAGTCGAACGTGTAGACGCCATGCTTGCTGGCGATATGGGCGAACCAGTCGCCAAGGTGGGCAAGGGAGTTAAGCGGGTTGCCGTTGCGGGTCTTCATGGCGACGGCCAGAGACTCGCGGCAGACTTCCACGATGACGCGGACGCCATCAATCTTAGGCTCCACGGCGTAGGACTCAGGGACGATGCCCTTGTAGGGCCGGGCAAGCATAGCCTGGGACAGCGGGGCCTTGGCTTCCTTACGTGGGCCGACCTTGAAGTGGTCCTGTGATTCAATCATGTTGAAAATGAAAGCGTACAGGTCGGCGTTCGGATCGGAGGATGTGCTCATGTGCGGGATACGCCAAGGTATGCCCGGGCATGGGAGTGCCGTCAAGGGGGAATCTGCCCCCTGCCTAGGAAGCCCTAGGAGGTGGGGGTGTGGGCTAGGACGGCTGTCTACCCCGCCAGAGCCTGATACCCACCGCCACGGCCACGCCAAGGCATCCAAATGACAGGGCCAGCCCTAGGTCTTGGACTGCCTTCAGGGCTAGGGTAGCCGAGGACAGGTTCCGCTCAAGGGATTGGGAGTCTGATTTGATACCCCCATCCGTAACGAGCATAACCATGGCGTCGGTGTTTTGCAGCTGATCGAGGACAAACCCAGCCGTCCAAGCCGACGTCACCGCTGCCAGTCCCGCGAACACGGTCAACAGGCAGACAACTAGGAGCAGGTTGGACTCACTTCCGCTTGCGCTTGGCTTTGCCATTGGGCTTGGGCTTGGGATTGCCAGCGATGCGGTCGGCCTCGCGGTTCGCCCGAGCTTTGACTGCCCGGAGTAAAGCGTCCAAAACTTCTGGAGATGCGTAAGAGAGCGCGCCGATGGCTCCCATCCGTAGACCAGGGCTTGAGATATATTCGGTCAAGGCGTAGCCAGCGACCGCCGCAGTAATGCTGGCCGCCGCCACGCGCCGAGCCACCCATCCCCACGTCTGCCGGTCCTCGGACAAAAGAAGACGCGCCGACATTGAAAACGCTCCGATCACGGAAGCCACGACACCGTCCCGCAGTTCCTTCGGGATGCTGTCCGTGTCAATGGGAGGGGGAGGACTCATTTGCGGAGGGTGCTGGTCAGTAACGCTAGGTTAGCCACTGCATAACAGGCGAACATAAGCGACATGGGGTAGTTCTTAGTAATGAAAAAGTGAGCGATGCCAGCGGACGCATAGGCCAAAGAGGCGAGCGAGGGGACACCGATTGTTAGAAACGTCTCGACGCTCATTGGATGATAGTCCGGCGGTAGCCGAGTTTCCACATGGCTGAGGCAATCCTGTTAGCGGCTTTCTCGACGGCCTCTTCGTCTAGGTACGGCAGCGCATCGTGCAAAAGTTCGTGGGCTACAGTGTCAATCATCTCTTCTTCGGTTTGCCTGGGGTCTACGTGAATATCGCCATAGCCCTTCCAGCAGTAGCCAAACGGAGTCGGGCACTTCGGATCGTGCGTAGGCTTGACCCTGCCGAGGACGCGGAAAGTGAAGTGAGGCTCGCCGTATTGGACGGCAGGCGGGTCAGACTTGGGGCGGGGGCTGCTCATCGGGTTTGTTGTTGGCGTCCTTAATTTTATCCCAGAGATACCACAGCCCTAGGCACAGAGCCAACCCGATTGCCGTTATGACCGTCAGGGAAAACCACTCAGAGTCAGCAATCACCGGGAAAGCCCCGATGGCCGCACCTGAGAGGAGTAAGGGGATGCCGACCTTGGGGCCGACGGTGGCCGTGGCGATGGCTCCGATGACGGCGATGCCTACACCTGCCATAGTCCAGAGGTTAGCGGAGGCTTCCTGCTTCACGCGCTCGACCTCGGCGGTGAGTTCCTTAATGCGGGCGTCCTTCAGCTGAGAGATTTCAAAGGCACGTTTCTGATCGGCCTGCACCTTGGCGAAGTCGGCTTCAATCTTAGCCAGGAGCTTCTTGCCGTAGGCCACGGCATCTCCGTATGCTTTCTGGTCTGCAGGGTTGGCGGCTCTGGCGCGCGCTAGGGCGAGTTCCTCGGGAGCCGGAACAGGTAAAAACGAAAGGGCTACAGTCGTCTCGCCACGGACTACGTCTGGCTTGTCTGCGTTCTCGCGGGCGATGCTGACCGACGCGGCCACCTTAGCGTCTGCCTTATCCCACTCCTTGCCCAGCGTGGACACTGCGGTTTCAGAGGTCGGGGCGTCCGGCTGTTTCGGCAGCGGGTCGGTCGGTGACGTAGCACACCCAGCCAGGACCGCAAAGGCGATGACGGCTAGGAGTGAGCGCATACCTTAGCGGCCTTTGAGCGCGTCGAGAAGGCTGCGGCCTTTGGCTTCAATAGACTCAGCCGATGCCCGGTGCTTACGCATGACGAGCAGGCCAGCGATGAACGACAGGACGCAAAGAATGGCGGTGATCATATTAAGCGGGGCGAAGGGCGATGCGGTAGTTGACGCCGTTAATGGTGACTAGGAGGTCGAGCGTATCCGGACCACCAGTATGAGCAGCGGTGGCCGTAGGGTTAAACACAAGTCCGTTAAACGAGATGCCGTTAGCATCAACCTTGATGGCGGCAGTAGCGTCCGGGGCGGTTCCGACTCCGACCTTGCCGTGTTGATCTACAACGAAGGGTGTAGCGTCTGGGGTCGTACTGTCTTCGACCGTGATGGCATTACCTGCTCCGCGCTGAGTAACGCGCAAGGCGGCGGTGGCGCTGGATGTGTCTACGGTTTGACTCGAACTAAAAGTGTTTGCCGTGTTGCTGTTCGCGACGCCCTTGAGCGTTCCATCGCTTGCCCTAAAGTTAATGTTAGCCGCAATCCAGATGTCACCAGCAACAGAGGTAGTCGGGGCGGTTCCAACGCCAAGGTTAAGAGAAGCCGAGCCAGCGGTCGGTGCGGCCATGTTGACCTTGCCAGTGAAGGTCGCACCAGTCAAGGGAGCGTAAGGCGTCAGGGCTGACGAAGTAATAAACCCCTGCGCGTTGACGTAAGTCTGAGAGGCAATCGTCTTCGTGCTGCCGCTCTCGCGATAGAAGAAGTCCGTACCGTTAGTCCAGAAATCGCCGGTGGCTGGCTGGGTCGGAACTCCGCTTACAAAGTTTAGTCGGGCTTCAGTTTGGCCGCCGCCGATGTCATTGACGCCAGCAATCAGTAACCGCCCAGTATTGGCCGAGCCGTCCCAGCTGATGTCGCTCGTCAGGTTCGTGAGAGTAGGCGGTGGAACAGAAGTTAAAAATCCGCTAGGGTTTCCTGAGAGCGGATAATAAAGACCGTCTGCCGTTCCCTGCGTAATGTAGCCCTGAGTCGTGACGAAGGACTCGGTAGCGTACCCTGTAAGGTCAACCGTCAGGTTCCCAGTCGTGACGGACAGGGGAGCCGTGACGCTGGTAATGTAGTCAGCGGGGAGTGTCAGCCAGCCGGTGTCGTAATTTGTGGCGCTGAGTTTCTGGAGCACCTGACCGCTCGTACCGCCGACAGCCACGCCAGCCCCAGGACTACCCGGAGCACCCGCCGCGCCAGTGGCCCCGGTGGCCCCGGTGGCCCCAGTAGGTCCGGGCGTCCCGATGACCCCAGAGAGAGTGCCAGAGACTAGGCTGTTGAATGAGCCGGTGATAGTTGCCATGTTAGGACTTGGTAATGGTATCCGCAATGACTACGCGGAACTGTTGAGAGTGAGTCGTGGGCGAGCCAGCGAAGACGAACCTGATGTCCCAGTTAGCCTGACCGACCGCCCACTCGGACGTATCGCCAGTGTAGTTCGTCGTAAAGGACAGGCCGTTGCCAGCGATCGTAACCGTCAGCGCGTAAAGGTTGCCGCATCGGTCCTGAATGTCCGAAGTAATCGTGGTCGTCAGAAGGTTGGCAGGCTCACCAGCCCCGGGCGTCCATGTCCAAGTGCACCCGAATGAGTCTCCACGCGAGAAAGAAGCGGTGTTAGCCATGCTACTTATTGCGGGAAAAGTAGGGTTTAGGTCAGGTTAGGTGATTTGCACCAGTTTGCCGATGGTAATAATCGGCGTGCCATTGTCACCGGGTACGTTAACACTCGCCAAGGCCATGGCGGCAGTAATCAAAAAAGTGTCATTAGGCGGGGCAGGCTGAAACTGTACGGTTTCACCAGTGAGTTCCCCTATGTACGTATCGTGGTCGAAGTAGCGCACCTCAACGTCCATGCCTGTGAACGGAAAAGGGTCGGTAAATAACCAGACGTAAGGTATTGTAAAATTACCAAGGGACGGAACGGCTACCGAAGTGAAATCAAAACCTCCCTTTAGCCATCCGCTGCCAGTCGCCGCTGACTTAAAGTAATTCCCAAACGTACCGACGGTGTATTCTTGGTTAAAGTCTTCGACCGGGGTGTCTGGTAGGGAATAGTCAATTATGTAAGTAGGTGAATACCTTCCCTGGACCTGATACTCGCCAGCCAAGCGGCGAAGCTTACCCCACGTGGATAGGCTCCAGCCGCTTGCGCTTGGTGCTCCAATCAGGAAGCCCATTAGGTGCGGGCGAAGTAGTATTCCGCCGTCTGCGTTCCCATCTTGAGACGGTCAGCCCAGAGCGAGCCGGTGACGATCTGCGTGACGGTCGGGCCGTTGACGGTGGCAATGAGGATATAGCCTTCCGTATCCGTGTCCGCAGGCACTGGAGTACCCATGTCCCACTCGAACCCGCCTGCGTCTGGGAAGTTTGGCGACAGGTAAGGGTGCTTAATCCATACGTCGTAAGCGCCGCTGGACACCGTGATCTGCGAAGCAATGTTGCCAGGGATGACGTTGTTAGTCGCACCAGTGACGATGCTAAACGTGTCTAGGCCACCAGACGTGCTAACGAAGTTGACCTTGTAGGGGTGATCTGGCGTGACAGGACCAGGCTCGGGGATGCAAGAGCCGCCATCGTACTGCACAGAGATGTTTGTGGCGCTGGTCATCTGAAGCATACCGCTTGTGGTGACGTCTCCAGAGAAACCAGTGCAGGCCACGCACTCGGCCTTGTTCGCAATCTGGTCCCAGTTCGCGGCTTCGTTCACATTGTACGGATCGCTGGCCTCGTCCTCGTTGGCGACGTTGCGCAGCTGAACCATGCCAGTCTGCATGGGGGTCGTCAGGTCGATGTTCCCGGTGTGGTACTGGGTAATGATAAAATCGTAAGCATAGGCCGTTACCCCAGCAGTGTTGAAACTAAGCAAAGGCACGTTGAGGCCAGCCAGTTCGTTGCAGAAAGTTACGTAGTAAGAATTCTCGGTCGTGCGGCTGACCTCCACGTTGCCAGTAAGGCTAAAGACAACAGGCTCTCCATCTATGGTTAAAGTGATGCCAGGGATAGAGTTTAAGCACTCGGCCAGCGTCAGCTCGTTGGAGTAGATGGGGGGTACGTCAGTAACCGGGAAAGGGATAACCGAGGTAGAAGCCCCAATGCTAATGTAAGCAGCGCCGCCAGAAGCACGACCCACAAGTAGGACGCGCTGCACTTGGTTCTGAACCATTGGGATGCCTGGGCGCTCCTGAACGCAAGTCATCGTAAAGGTGTTAGCCGTAGCCGTAATGTCGGCAATGGCCTTGTAAGAGTAGCCTAACTTACGAGGGTTCAGCCAGGAGGTGTGGCAATGACCCCAGTCGAGAGGCAAGCCAGTAGAGGCCGCGTCATAGCCGGTCATCTTCTGGACGTTCATCGTCTGGACGTAGACCGAGGGGCCAGGGTCTACGGTTACCTTGCTTGTATCAGCGGTGTTAGACGTGGCAATCAGGGCCAGCGTCGGGAGGCCAGTGTTGACCACAGAGGACGAAGAGAACGGCGCAACGCCTACGTCCACGTCCCACTTGAAAGCCCAGAGGGTAATCGGGTCGTTAGTGTCAGCCAATAGATATCCCCCGCCTGCCTCCATGTACCACTCGGGGTTATAACTTGGGTCCTGATAAGGTGAGATGGGGTTGATATCTCCGTAGGTTCGGGTTCCGCTTGGGCAGATTTGCACCTTGTCAGCGAACGCCTGCATGATGCGGGTATCAGCGCCTGACTTGATAATCGGCATAAAGCTCGACGTGTAGCCGATAGCCCCGACGCCGATCTGCAGGTAACGCAATCCAGCAACGCTTAGAATCTGGCACTCAAACGGAGCAGGCTTGCCGCCTACGCCGATATTGTAGACCAGCTGCTCTGGCAGTTGCCGCGTGTTGCCAAGTTGCAGGGCAAAAACCATAGGGTCCCCAATCGGGGGCGTCCAAGGCTTATTGATATCCAGCGTAAATCCGCTCGACGAAGCCGATAAGTTATATCCGTCGCCGGGCTGGATTGTGCTCATGGTTACATTATGCTCGACTTGCGGTATACCGAGTCCGGCCAGCCTTGCACGTTATAACGCACCTCGTAGTTAACCTTATACAGTAAGCCGTAGTCCTGAACGTTGACCTGAGACAGCAGTAACTGATCGTAACCGCCGTTCTCAGCTGAGGCGTGCCAGGACGTACCAGCATAGGTCGGGACAATCATCGGCAACACGCCAGCCCAGTCGTTGTCGTAAGAGGTAGTCCCAAGGTAAGAGAGCATATTCTGAACCTCTAGGGCTTCGCTTGTGTAGAAGTGGCCGGAGAAGGAAGACTGCGGGGCAAGGTAGTTGGTCTTACCGTAGAAGTGGCGGTGAGAAGGGTCAACGAAGCCGATGAAGCGGCCACCGTTTGAGGACTCAAAACAAGCGCCATGCTGGCCGATGTAGGACTGCTTCTTGGCAATGATTAGGGTCTGAGCCGCGATGACCTGAGTCACATAATCAACAGGGGTTTTAATCTCAACCAGCGGGCCGAGGGGGGACTGGGTAAAGGACCCTTGAGGACCGGCGATTAGACCGACGTACCCATCCCCACCAGTGGTAAAAAAGTTCGGGTTAGTCGTGATGCTCTCAGAGGTCAGGCCGTTAGACGCGGAGACTTCCGGGTTAGTGTAGACGCCACCGTTAGTGTCGAGGTCGATGCCGATATAGTCTACCGTGATAACGGCCATGCCCAGGTTATCGTAGGTGACGGAGAACTTATGAGCGGCCAACTGAGCATTGAGGGGGCAGGTTGACCCACGGTTGCCGACCGACAGATCGTTGTTAGTATTAGCCTTCCAGACGACCGTAGCCGTAAGAAGGCCGTATCCGTCGTTACTCAGTTTGCCTCCGGGCTGTTGCACCGGGGTCGTTAGGTCGTTGCCGTAGTCTTGACGTGCCATAAAGTTATTTGCTCTTGAGCATGGATGCGCGCGAGGGGGCCGGAGCGTCGGCGGCGTTCAGCCAGGATGTAGTCCGGCCACCACCGCCAAGGGCAATCTGGGTAAGAATGTCGTTAGTGCGCTTGGCCTCTTCCAGCTGAGAAGTCATGGCCTCAAGCACCGGGTTTGAACCTACGCCGATCACGTTGCCAAACCCTTCAGGAGACTTAAAGGGTTTGCCAGATAGTCCAGAGCCAACATCAGCGGCGGCGGCTTCAGGGGAAAGGATTGATTGGACTTTATCTTGAACGTCTTTTCTGCGTGCAAGCCTCTCTGCGCCTTGATTGTTAAAAGTTAATTCGTCAACCACTTGATTACGGCGTGGGTCATCTTGAAGAAACTCCCTAGTAGTCGTAATTCTTTGGGTCTTGGCCTCTTCAATCTCCTTCTTTGTTTGCTTCTCGTTGTTGCGTTTGTTTGCCCAATACTTGTCCTCGGCAGACATCAGCTTGTTAGTGCCGTCAATGGCAGCCTGATTAGCTTCTTCTCGCTTCTTTGCAATGTCCTCAATTATTTTGCCAATGTACGCAATAGCCGCTCCAAGCAGAGCCATAGGTCCAAGGAAGGACAGGAAGATGTCCTTAAAGGAAGTGCCAAACTTTTTGCCGATGTCCTGAAGTTGTTTCTCTAGACCACCGACGGCGGCCTTTGCTCGCCCGGCTACCTGTTCGGCGTTGGTTGTGCCATCGATGCTAAACTTAACTGAGTTGCTCATGCGGGTTCGGTTTCGAGTTTAGCAATCAGGTCTTCGTCTTCCTTGGTCAATACCTTCATGTCAGCGCCTTCGCTGATTGCAAAGCAAGAGTGAAGCCAGATGGCCTGCGACTCGGGCATCGTCCACGCGCGATCTTCGGTCACTCCGTGGTTCATTAAATTACAGACCACGGTCAATACCCAGGGCATCCCGGTCGTGTTAGTGTGCTTGGCCTTCTTCTCCCAGAACTTAGGCCAGGACTCAATCAGGACGAACTCGGTAAAACGGCACATCTGCTTAACGAAGTATCTTTCGCTGTAGCTTAGACGGCTCAGGTAGAAACGGTCCTTCAAGGTCAGTTTGCCGATAGGCTCACCGGCACAGATTTTAACCGCGATCAGAAGGTCGAGCGGACGAACGTCCTTACCGGGCACAACGAACGGAGATTCGACCGCTTCCAGCTGTAGACGACGGAGCAGGGAGAATGGGTCAACGAACCGACCTAGCACGACTAGGCGGCAGGGGTCCGTGAACGCGCTTAGGCAGCGCTTGTCCATCGGTTAGACGACGGCCTCGTAGCCGACGGCAGTTACGGTGATTGCAGAATAACCCTTGTTACTTCCCTTATCCGAAATCTTCGTCACCCAGCCAGAAAAAGCCTGAGCAGGGGAACCGCTGGTATAAGAGCTGTCAGTATTAAGTCCTACCGTAAAGGCTGCACCCAGAACCGGCATGGACGTACTTTTTGCGATGAGTTCCACGGTAATCTGCGTCTTGCGATCGTCGCCGCGCCAAGCAACCGTCAGGCCATCTTCGTCAACAATAGTGGCCTCAGCGTTGAACTCTCCGTCGTTGGTGTAGCTTTGCACCACGGCGTTGGAAACGGTGGTATTTCCAATTCCATAGATGGCCGAAATTCCCTGTACGATTGCTGCACACATGGTATATCTATTGTTTTGGGGGTAAGGTTACGGCTGCGGGTTAACCACGATAAGGATATCGTAGCCAAAGACGGACGCCCAGGAGCGTTCGTTTACCCCTTCGTCCTCGGACTGGGGGGTAACGTCATAGCAGAGGGCATCGCCCCCAGCCACAAAGACCGCCTGTATAGCCGTCAGGTCCTGCATCGCCCCGGCCACGGCAGCGCATCGGGCGCGGTGCTCGGCCAGTGTGTTGTCGTCGGCAGAGGAGAAGACCGTGATCCGCGTACCGCAGGAGTAGTTACCTAACCCCTGGGGCAAGTCGTTAGGCGCTCGGGCCGAGTCGCAGAGGACGATGGCCTTGGGTAGTACGTTGGTATCCGCACCGTCGCCGGTGTAGATGGATACACCCGCCAGCTCTGTCTGAGCTGAGAGGTGAGAAGCGATAGCGGCTTCAAGGATTTGTCGTGCGGATTTGGTTCCCATAAAGGTGGTTATTTCTTGCGGTTGGCGCGTTCGATTTTGTCATCTAACCGAGACTGTACGGTGGCTTTAATTTGCTTAACGCGGTTGCCGTAAACGATGTTCTCCATGTTGGCGTCAGTTGCAACGTTGTTAATGTTCCCGATGAGATTAATGGCAGTCATGGACATGGACATTGAAGTGGTCGTAGCTGTCTGGCTCATGGAGAACTGGCCCATTGACGATCGGTTAACGTCAACCCAAGGGGCGTCGTATGCACCGTAGTTTCGGGCTTTTCCTTTTGAACTGACTAGAGGCGGGATCATGCGAAGGGCTGTAGCCCATGCGGCCTTAACGTAGCCGACCTTTAGTTGCCGCTCTTCGATATATGCCTGCAGCATGGTGGCGCTTGCTACCATGTATTGAGGCCGGGGAGATGGAGCGTTCTTGGGCCAGCGTCCACCGACCTTGCCTTTATAATTATTATGTATTCCGCGTAGGTCGTTAGTCGGGCCTTCAATGGCTCCAAGGTTTCCAAAGATGTTGGCTCGGCTTAGGTAATTCTTAGCCTTGGCAAACGCTCGCGTGTAACTCGTATCTTGCAGAATCTTACGCATGATAGGAGAAACTCCTGGTATTTTAGCGGTGTCTACGCTGTCATAGATTTTGCGGAATCCCTCCTGGTCGTTGGACCTTACTGAGTTAACCACCCGGCGCATAAGCACCGGCATGGCTCTGCGGGGCTGATCCATTGGAATAAAGATGCGCTTAACGTCTTTGGCTAGTTTGCCCATGCCTGCCTTGTGGGCGGCCACGCTCAGGCCCTTGCCCCCGCCCTTTGGCATAGGAGGCGTAAAGGTCATGGCGTCCCGGAGCATCAGGCGCATCTGCTCGTTTGTGATAATGGTCACATCAACCTTAACGCCCTCAGCAAACTCTGCAATGGCCGCGTCAAAGTCGGCCTTGCTCTTAGGGTCAATGCCGCCTTCCTTCTTAGCCATTACTGGTTATCGTCTACGCACTCTAGCTCGATGACCGCGCTAGTCTGCTTGTATGACTGGCCCTTGATACGGAGGACCTGACCGTTGACCGTGAACTTCTTACCTTCGCCCAGGGCGGCGATAGGGACGCCCGAGGCGATGGTGGCTACCTGACCTCCAACCCGACCGTCAGAAGCCGTCCAAGGGTCCGTAGCGGCGGCGAAACGCACCGTCCACATCTTCTGGTCAACGAAGCCCCCAGAGTCGAACTTAGGGGTATTCATCGGGCGGGACAGTCCGACGAGGAATAGGTTAGCGCCGACCGTAGCCGGGACGCCGATATCGGCTAGGAGGGACTGAAAGTCTGGCAGGAATGTATCGTAAATGCTCATGTGTTGGGAGGGTAGGGAATTGGAGATACAAAAAAGCCCCCATCGCTGGGGGCTGTTTCAGGCCGTCAGCCCAGATTAGGCGCTGTAGACGGAGGCGATCGTACCAGTCGTGATGCCCTTATTCGCACCGAACATCAGTTCCATGGAACCGATGAGGTTACGAGTGGAGGGGTCAGACCAGACGTTGTAGTAGACCGAGATGCCGAGACCTTCGATCGGGACGACTTCGCTGACGAGGAAGTCGCTGCCGACGTTCTCGAAAGAGGGAGCCGCCGACGCGAGGGCGATGGCTTCGGAACTGCAGGCGAAACCAGAAAGGTTGGCCTCAGAAGGGAAGAGGTTAGCGTAGAACACGCCACCATCGAAACCGTAAGCACCAGCCGAGAGAGCCAAACCAGTCGTGCTGGTCGGGATAAGCTGGGAGTAGATGCCCGGGTTAACGATCAGGGTCTTGCGACCAGCCTTGCTGACACCGGCCCAGAGGGAGCGGAGAGCAGCAGAGCCAGGGGTAACCGTCGAGTCAGCACCAGTGTAGGTGGCAGCGCCGAAGTTAGCGACCGTGATAGGAGCGGTAGCGGCGGCCCAGATAGAGTCGGCCAGCTTGTCCATGTTGATCTTCAGAATCTTCTCCAGGCGGATGCCGTTCTGAATGTCAGCGTAGGAGAGACCGAACGGCTGGTACAGGTGGGCCATCGTGACGGCGGTCGCACCGAGGGTGCTAGCACCGATGGAGCTGAAGGAAGTCGGGTTGGTCAGCGTGGTGCTGCCAGCGGTGGAGAGAGCCACCTGAACGACGTCCATCGGGCGCTTCACATCAGACGAGAAGTCGGACGAGAAGTTGGCGAGGCCGGCGAGGCGATTCGAGAGTGCGGTAAGGCTGAGTTCGGCGACGGTATCGACGATCAGAGCGCTGTTGATGGTGTTAGCCATAGTGTGTTATATTGGGGGTAGAGATTATTTAGCGGAAAATAGGACAGCCTTATGCTTCTTGAAGAAGGCGCGGCGTTCAGCACCGACAGGCATTGCGGCATACTGCTCGCAGATGGAACCGACGACAGCCTGGGCGACAGGAGCGGCGACAGGGTCAACGCCAGAAGCAGCGAGGATGACGGCGGCTTCGGCAGAGCCGGTGGCCTTGGAGGCTTCAAGCTCGGCGACCTTGGCGTTAGCCTCGGCGAGAGCGGTTTCAAGTTCCTGAACCTTCTGGGCGTGCGCAGCGGACTCGACCTTGAGGGCTTCAAGTTCAGCGGACACGTCAACGACAGAGGCTTCGACCGTCTTGCGGAGGTCGTCGCGTTCAGCGGTAAGGGAGACGACAGCGGCCTCGGCGGCCTTGAAGCGTTCTTCGATGGTCATATAACTATTGCGGGGCGGGTAAGGTTATGCGTCTTGCTCGAAAGCGACTAGGGCTTCGGCAAAGGATGAGGCTAGGCCGGTGATCAGGTTCTTAGAGGCGGCTTCGCGGCCAGTGAACACTTGGCCTTCCATGTCGTCGCGGGAAGCCATCGAGCGCTTGCGGAGGACGGTCTGTTTGAACTCTTCATGCATGGCTTCGATGGTTTCGTTTTCCATCTCGCGCTGCTCGTCGGTGTATCCTTCGCCACCGATGTTGGGGGCCTTGTATTTGCCAGCGCGGAACACCTCGACCTTAATGCCCATGTTCTTAAAGGCTTCCTCGTAGGACTC